TCTTATATTAATATAAACCTGATTTTTTTTATTTTTTTTATTTTTTTTTATTTTTTTTAAACAGTATTTATATATATAAATTTTATGTAAAATAATATTTTTTCTTATCAATTATATATAAAAAATATATGATATTAATTATAAAAAGATAATGATTATTGATGATTATTTATTTTATACAAAAGATTTCAAAAAAAAATATGGAGAGAAAACTATTGTATTAATGCAGGTAGGTTCATTTTTTGAAATATATTCGATATCGGATGATACTGATTCTGAAATTTATAAAATAGGAGATATATGTAATATTATAATATCAAAAAAAAATAAATCAATTAAAGAAGTTTCAATTCATAACCCATTAATGGCAGGCTTTCCATTATATGTAATTACTAAATATCAAAATATATTATTACAAAATAATTATACAATTGTTATGATAGAACAGGTAACCGAGCCACCAAATCCTGATAGAAAAGTTACAGAAATATTAAGTCCGGGAATGAATATTAATTTAAATACTAAAAAAAGTAATTATATGATGGTGGTATATTATGAAAAAATAAAAAATTTAATAATATCTGGTATATCTTGTATTGATATATCAACTGGTAAAAGTTTTGTTTATGAAGTCGGGTCAACAAAAGATGATGTAGATTTTGCGAATAATGAAATATTTAGATTATTATTATTATATAACCCATGTGAATTGGTAATATTATCAAATGATACAATAGACGATAATGATAAAATATATATATTAAATAATTTAAATATAAATAATAATATATTAATTCATTATAAGTGGAATTCTTATGAATATATAGAGGTTATGGAAAAATTAAATTATCAAGAAATAATATTATTAAAAGTATATAAATCAATTAAAAGTCAATTAGATATAATAGAATTATTAAATTTACAATTTTATAATATAGGTAGAATAGCATTTTGTTGTTTATTACAATTCGCATACAATCATAATACAGATATAATAAATGATTTATTAAAACCTGAAATATTAGAAAATAATAAATATTTAAATTTAGAATATGATAGTGCTTTACAATTAAATTTAATAAGTATTAATAATAATGAAAAACCATTATTAGAAATATTAAATCGTTGCTGTACATCATTTGGAACAAGATTATTTAAACAACGTTTATTACAACCCATTGTAAATATTGAGGAATTAAATAAAAAGTATGATGATATAGATTTATTATTAGATAATGAATTATTTAAAAAAGTTTCAAAATATTTAAATAAAATATTAGATTTAGAAAGAATAAAAAGAAGAATTGTAATATGTAAATTAAATCCACATGAATGGTGTGGATTTAATTCTTCTTTAGAAAATACATTAGAAATATGTAATTTATTATCATTAAATAATGAAAAAATACAAGTTGAAAATATAATACGATCATATATAGATATATTAAATTTAGATAATGCTAGTAAATATAATATAAATGATATAAAAGGAAATATTTTTAAAGAAGGAATATATGAAGATGTAGATGAATATGAGAAAGATTATATAAAAACATATAATAAAATAAAAAAATTATGCGAAACTATATCAAATTTAGATAAAACAAATGATAGTACTAATTGTAAAATAGAATATACAGATAGAGATGGATATTATTTATTAATAACAAAAAAAAGATATGAAAATGCTAGAAAAATAGCACCAAATTTTATAAATAATTTTAAAATATTATTACCAAATCAACAAACAAATTATAAATTATCATCTAATGAATTAAATGAATATTCGCGAAATATAGAGGAGAAATTAAAATTAATATCAGAATTATCAATTAAATATTATAAATCATTTATTAATAATTTTATATATGAAAATGAAATATTATTAGATAACATTATTAATAAAATTGCTAATATTGATATATCTTGTTGTTGTGCAAAAAATGCTCATGAATATAGATATTATCGTCCAAAAATTATAAATAATATATCAGGTGGTTTAATAAATGCTAAAGATATAAGACATCCTATTATAGAACGTATAAATCAAAATGTTAAATATATAGGAAATGACATTAAATTAACAAATAAAGGATTTTTATTATATGGAATTAATGCTTCTGGTAAAAGTTCATTTATGAAAACAATAGGTCTAAATATAATTATGGCACAAGCAGGTATGTATGTTGCGTCATACGATTTAGAATATTCACCATATCATCATATATTTACAAGAATATCAGGTGTTGATAATATCTATAAAGGGATGAGTAGTTTTACAGTAGAAATGACTGAATTGCGAAATATATTACAAAGATCTGATAAATTTAGTTTAGTGTTGGGAGACGAGGTGTGTAATGGAACAGAAACATTATCAGGACTATCTATTGTTGCTGCGGCAATAAATGATTTAATAAAAAAATCATGTAGTTTTATATTTGCAACACATTTACATGAATTAATTGATATAGAATTAATAAAACAATATATTAATGAAGATATTTTAAAAATATATCATTTACATACCACCACCACAGTAGACAATAGAATAATATATGATAGAATATTAAAAAAAGGAAAAGGTTCTTCGATATATGGAATAGAAGTATGTAAAGCATTAGATATGCCGATGGACTTTATGAAAAATGCTGAGAAAATTAGAAAAGAATTACAAGGTCATGATGATTTTATTATAAGTTTAAATAAATCACATTATAATAAAAAATTATTAATGGATTTATGTAATATATGTGGTAATGAATGTAAAGACACGCATCATATTGATTATCAATGTAAATCTGATGAAAATGGTTTTTTTAAAAATTATCATAAAAATATTAAACATAATTTAGTACCATTATGTAAAGAATGTCATTTAAAAGAACATAGAAATGAAATATCAATTAAAGGATTTGAATATACGAGCGAGGGTATAAAACTAAAAGTTGAAAATAATGAAATAGAAAAAATAGATAAAATAAAACAAATAGATAAAATAGAAAAAATAGAAAAAATAGAACAAATAGATAAAATAAATGAAATAGAAAAAATAGATAAAATAGACGAGATAAATGATACTGATATTAGTACATTAAAGAAATATATATTATATAGCAATATAAAAAAAAGTTGGTTTATAAGAACAACAAAAACATCAAAATTTAAAATTTGTAATTCTAATAAAAAAGTATTAAATAATATAAATAAATTATTAAATATAAATATAACTATAATATCCGAAAAATTATATAATTTATTATTAGATGATACATTATGAATATTAATAATATAATTATGAATATTAATAATATATTAATAATAATGATAATAATATTAATAGTAATAATAATATTAATAATTAGTATTAATAAAAATAAAAATAAATCGATTGAAAAATTTATTCCATCTAAATTTTTTATAGGTTCAAAAATTGGTTATGTCTATAAGATGGATAAAAATGGTTTGGGTTATTATTTAGACAAATAAATTATTTAATTTTGGATTTAATATATATTTAAAATATATATCATTTATATCACTATACGTTTTTTTAAATAAAATAATTAATTCGGACATACAATTATAAAATTGTATGTCATTTGTATACTTTTTATTTTTAATAATATTAAAAATTTTCAATATATTTGTTATATAATTTTTTATAAAATATAGCATATTTTTAATAAATAAAAATATACATTTAATCTTAAGTAATTAATATTATGTTCTCCATTTATGTCCACAAACAATACATGTGAAAAATATAGTCATGGATTCATCACCCGAACGTGTTTGTAATTCTTGATAAGAAATTTTATTATTTTTACATTTACCGCATTTTATTAAATCAGTCATAGATACTTGTTTAATTTCATATGCTGCTTTAAAACGTAATTTATGTTTTTGAATAATTTCATTCCATTTTTCAGGAAATATATCCTCCCTAGACATATATGCTAATTCGTGTGGTAAAAATTCTTTATTTTTTAATCTAGATAATAAATTTTTATTATTTATATATGTATCTTTATTTAAATTAGAATATATAGATCGTGCCATATTAATATAAGTATTTACAAATAATGGACAATTCCATGATAATTGTATATTTAAAGAAGTAGCATAATCTAAAGAAGAATTAAATATACCAATTTCTAAATCATCAATTTCTATATCAGTTATATCTATTTTTTCTTTTAATAATTTTTTAAAATTATCTCTTAAATCATTTTTATTATTATTTTTACATTTTTCAATAATATTATCATTTAAGTTAGACATAATATCATTAATTATACAATTGATATATATCATTTTTTTATATAAAAAAATATAAATTTTTAAAATATTATATTTTAATCAAATTCATCTTCTTCGTCATAGTCTTCATTATAATAACAACTTTCATAATCATAACATTCATAATCACTATAGTAATTATCTTCTTCTATATTATATTCTTCTTCTTCTTCTTCAAATAATTTGTTATTATATTCTTCAAATAAATTTTCATAATATTGAATAATATAAACTAAATCTTTATATCTACCAAAATATTGATTATAATGAATTTTTCTATCATTTTCATAATCATTTTCTTCTTTTTCAATTTTTAATTGTTCAAAATATTCATCTGTATATTTATAAGGAATATATTTTTTATAATTATTATTATTATAATGTTTTAATTTATTATCATAATAATCTGAATATAATTTATAATTATTATCATTTTTTTCAATTTTATTTGTATTAAAATGATAATCGATAATAATATTTTTTGTAATATAATCACATTCTTCTTTATTTTTTTTATTACAATAAATATTATAAATTAGATTACCATTTAGATAAGTGTGGAAATCTTCGTCAAAAATAGTATTATCAAATTTATCCATATTTATTTAATTATAATAATAATTATTATTATTTAATATATCATTTTTTAATTTTATATAAAATTAAAAAAAATAAATATATATAAGTATTAAATTATGCAAGGATTAAAAAATTTAGGTTCAACTTGCGCTATTAACAGTTTAATTCAAATTATTTGTAGAAATAAATATTTAAGAAATAGTCTTTTAAATGAAGATATTCCAGAAAATACGATCGCAATTGAATTAAAAGAAATTCTTAAAATTTTATATATTGATAATAATTCAATTAGTCCTAATAAATTTATATATGCTTTATATAATTCTTTAAATAATTATATAGTATTTGGAGAACAAATTGATATTACAGAATTATGGTTTTTATTATTTGATAAAATATCAACTGAAATTAATTTAATAACATATGATAACGAATATAATAAGGAATATGATAATATAACTATTGATAATCCTCTTATTAATAGTAAAGCGAAATATATTATAAGTAAATTTAATAATTTTAAAAATAGTAAATGGTTAGAAAATTCTCAAGGTATTATTTTAAATATTATTGAATGTAATAAGTGTAATAATATTTCATATAATTTTGAACCATTTATCTCTATACAATTAGATTTGCCACATAATAATGATAATATTTCATTAACAAGTTTATTTCGTAATTATTTAAAATCTTTAAAAAATAAAGATGAATGGAAATGTGATAAATGTAATAAATGTACAGAATATACAAAGTCTTTTAAATTATGGGAATTGCCTAAAGTTTTAGTATTTTTTATTAAAAGATATTCTAACATTAATGAAAAAAATAATAGACCAGTTAATATTAATGAAAATATTAATATTAAAAAAGGATGTATATTAAGTGATATTAATTTAGATTTAACATATAATTTATCTTCAATTGGTATGCATATTGGTAATTTAAATAATGGTCATTATTATGCTATTTGTAAAAATGAAAAAGATAATAAATTTATATCATATGATGATTTAGATATAAAAGTTTTTAATAAAGATAATAAAAACTTTTTAAATAATAATAAAGATGCTTATATGATTGTTTATTCTATATAATTTATTATTTATTATTTATTATTTATTATTTTTTCCAAATATGCCTTTTTTTTTTATAAAATTTCCAAGATTTTCATATTCTTTAAAATTTATTTTTGATATATTTATTTTATTTATTTTTTTATTTAAATTACACGAATATTTATTTTTTTGATCTTTTTTACATATTTTTTTAGTAAAATCTTTTACAAGTTCTGTACCTTTTTTATGTAAATGTAAACATTCTGTAAAACTACATTCTTTTAATACCATAGCTTCTTTAATATTATTTAAATCATCTCCTAATTTAGAAATTTGTTTACTATATTTTTTATATTCTTTATCTTTGAATATTTTATTATAAATTTTACCAGTATCTATATAATATTTTTTTGTTACAATTTCAAATTTTTGTTTTGTTTTTTTATTAATTTTTGAATATTCTTTTTTATCATTAAATTCCTTACTATATTCTAATACATCTTTATTATTATCATATTCTTTTAATAAATATTGTAAATCTTTATTTAATTTATGTTTCTCTTTAATTTTATTTCTATTATCAAGTAAAATCATAATTTTTTTTTGAAATATTTCCCTAACTTTATTAAATTCTATTAATTGATTTTTACATTTTAAATTTCTACATTTCGTAGTTTCATTAGCATTTTTTATTATATTATTAAATTCTTTATTAAATTCTTTTAATATCTCAAATATCTTATTTTTTTTTAAAACCATATTCTATATTATTAATATATTATATTATATAATTTGTAAAAAAAAATAAAAAAATAACAAAAATAACAAAATCAGCTTGTTTTTTTGATAGGTACTACTATTAGCATGTTAATTTATTTTTATATAAAAAAGTATTATTTTTAAATAAATTTGTACAAAAAAATCCTGTTTTAAAAAAAAATTGATTGTTAGTTATTAAACTAATATTAGGCACATTGCCACATCCTCTGTTGTTTCTTAGCAACAAAGAAAGCTACCGTATCTTTTCGCAGTTGAATTTACAACACAAGTTTAATCTATTAAATTAATAGATTTGATACTAAAAAAAATGAATACCAATGATATTATTATTAACTGTTCTAATATTAAGTTTTGCCCAGGTCCTTGTAATTTAAAGACTATTGAGCAGAAACCAATTAAAATAGCAAATAAATATTGGTATAATTTTAAACCACATTCTGGTGGTAGATATGACGAACTATCTTATCCTTTTAATAATACAATGCTTAAACTAAAAAACGTACGCCTTTGCCGTAGTTGTAATAAACGCAATCTTGAATTTTGGGATGAACAATCTTATGAAAATCTTGAAAATGATGCGGTTGTTATTATTAAAAAACTTAATATTAACCCCTATATTGATATTGAAATATCTGAAATTCTAGATGGACGCACTTTTAATACAAAATCTCTCAGTGAGGCAATTCTTGATAAAGAAGAAGCAAAAAAATATAATTCAGAAGATGAAAAATATTTAAATGAATATGTTGAATTTATTCATCCATTTGACTATGACCATCACCTCGAAGCAGGGGTTGATATTAAAGAGTAGTTTTAAGTGTATATATTATATATTTATATATTTTTATATTTTTATATTTTATTTTTTTATATTTAAAACCATTTATGAGACTTTTATATTTAAAATATACTTTTTAATAACCTTATTTTTAATAAATATTTTTTTACCATTTATTTTTTTTACAACCAATTTATATTTAGTCATCCAATTTAAATTAATATAAAAAATGATTTATAATCATATATTATATTATAATGGATATAAATGTTTTACTTAAAGATCCTATTAATTATTTAAAAACAAAAAATAAAAAAGAAATTATTACTTTTTTACAACAATGTGATACTGCGTTTTTTAATACAAATTCTACAATTGTTAGCGATGATATGTATGATTTAGTTAAAGATTATTTAAAAAAAATAGATCCTAAAAATGCTTATTTTAAAAGAGTTGGTGCGGATGAAGAAACAAAGGTTAAATTACCTTTTTGGATGGGTTCTCTTGATAAAATTAAGGATGATGAAAAAGCTATAAATTCTTGGAAAAAGAAATATGATGGTTCCAGTATTATATCAGATAAATTAGATGGTATATCTTGTTTATTTTATAAAAATGATGATGATATTAAAATTTATACAAGAGGTAATGGTACCGAAGGACAAGATATCTCACATTTAAGAAATTATATTACATTTCCTAATATTACTGATAAGAAATTTGCTATTAGAGGTGAATTAATTATTTCAAGAACTAATTGGGAAAAAATAAAAGATATTGGTTCAAATGCTAGAAATGTTGTTGCTGGTGCTATTCATTCTAAAATTATAAATAAAGATTTAATGAGTAATATTGATTTTATAGCATATGATATATTATCTCCTAAAATGAAAATTGAAGATGTTTTTAATTATTTTAGTAAAAATAATATCAAATGTGCTTATTATACATTATGGGATTTAGATAATATTAATTTACAATCCTTATCTAATCATTTAGAATTAAGAAGAAATGAAAGTGATTATGAAGTTGATGGTATTGTTGTATATAATAATAAAATTCATAAAGTTATTAATGGTAAAAATCCCAAATATGCTTTTGCTTTTAAATCTATATTAACACACGAACAAGCTGAAGTAATTGTTACAGATGTAGAATGGAATGTTTCTATGCATAAATATATGAAACCTATTGTAAAATTTAATGAAGTTGTTATTGCTGGTGTAAAAATTAAACAAGCTACTGGTTTTAATGGCAAATTTATTAATTCTAATATTATTGGACCTGGTTCTAGAATTGTTATTATCAGAAGTGGTGACGTTATTCCTCATATTTTAAAGGTTTTAACTCCAAGTTCTAATAGTAAACCAAAAATGCCTGAATTAAAATATAAATGGAATGATACACAAATTGATATTATATTAGACGAAGATGGTAAAAATAAAGAGCAAGATATAAAATCTTATACATATTTTATGGCTAAATTAGATGTTGGTTCGGTTAAGGAAAGCACTATTAAAAGGTTATATGAAAATGGTTTTGATACATTAGATAAAATATTAAAAATTAAAGTAGATGAACTAAAACAATTAGATGGTTTTCAAGAAAAAAGTGCTATAAAAATTGTAGATAATTTCGCAAAAATAAAAGATAGTGATTGTGATATTTTATTAGATGCTAGTAATATATTAGGTAGAGGTTTCGCTCTTAAAAAAATTAAATTAGTAAGTGAAAAATATCCTTTAAATAAAAAAGCAGAAATATTAAAATTGACAGTTGATGATTTATTAAAAATAGGTGGTATAGGTAATGTTAATGCTAAACAATTTGTTGAAAATATTAAAAAGTTTTATGAATTTTTAGATAAAATTGGATATAAATGTAATAAAGAAAATAAAAAAGAGGATATAAAGGATGAAAATAAAGTAGAAATATTAAAAGATAAAAAAATTATTTTCACTGGATTTAGAAATAAAGATTGGGAAAAATTAATAACTGATAGTGGTGGTAAAGTTGTTACTGCTATTTCTAAAACTACCGATTATTTAGTTGTTAAAAATAAAACAGACAAATCTGGTAAAATTGATAAAGCAAATGAATTAGGTGTTAAGATATTGGATATGGGAGAATTTGAGAAGATGATTGGGTAGATTGGTTTTATTTTTCTTTTTTATTAATTAAGACAATTAAATAAATATGGCAAGTACGCTATCAATTGAAAAGAAAAAATCAATTCTTTCAAAAGAATTAACACAAGATGAATGTAAAAAATGGTTTGAAAATACAAAAATACATCCAAGAACTAATTGAATTATTTAAATTAGTTAATAGAAAAAAGAAAACATAGTTAATAAATAGATATGTCATCTACATCTAATAGTAGTATATGTAAAACAACTACTGATTATAAATCATCACTGATGTATGTTATAAATGACGATTATAAATATATTTTATTTACTTATGCTAAAAGTGGTTGTAGTACAGTAAGAATAATTCATAC